GTCCCATTTTAGCGGCGGCACGATACGGATTCGGCATTGTGAGGAAAAAGCGTTGAGAATGGAATGGCCGGCCGATAGCGTCGAGCGGCGCCCGATCGCCTCGTTGATCCCGAGCGCGCGCAATGCGCGGACGCATTCCGAGGCTCAGATCGGGCAGCTTGCCGCCTCGATTGCCGAATGGGGCTGGACGATGCCGGTGCTCGTGGATGAGGCCGGGTCGATCATAGCTGGGCACGGGAGGGTGCTGGCTGCCGCCCGGTTGGACCTCGGTGAAGTGCCGACGATGGTCGCTCGCGGCTGGTCGGAAGCGCAGAAGCGGGCATATCTGATTGCCGACAACAAGCTAACCGAGAATGGCGGTTGGGACGACGCGCTGTTGCGAGTCGAGCTGCAAGACCTCGATGCGATGGGGTTCGACGCGCTGCTCACCGGATTCAGCGCGGCCGAGGTCGAGTCGTTGGTGGCGGGCGAGCCTGGCGACGTTGATGCAGTTCCCGATGCGCCGGCGCTCGTCACGCGGCCGGGCGATCTCTGGCGGCTCGGGCGCCATCGGCTGATCTGCGGCGACTGCCGCGCCCCGGGCGTGGTTGCGCGCCTTGTCGGCGAACGCGAGATTAATATCGCGTTCACGTCGCCGCCCTATGCGGTGCAGCGCGAATATGATCATGCTTCAGGCTTCCGGCCGATCCCGCCGAGTGATTACGTCGAATGGTTCGCGCCGGTCGCCGCCAACGTCGCATCGCATCTGGCCGGCGATGGGTCGTGGTTCGTCAACATCAAGCCCGCGGCGGCTGGCCTCGATACCGAGCTTTATGTTTTCGACCTCGTGCTGGCGCATGTGCGGCAGTGGGGTTGGCACTTTGCGACCGAGTTTTGTTGGGAGCGCGGCGGTGTGCCGAAAGGGGTGACGCAGCGGTTCAAGAACCAATTTGAGCCCATCTATCAGTTTGCGCGCAACCGATGGAAGATGCGTCCCGATGCTGTGCGCCATGAAAGCGACAACGTGCCGATGGCAGGCGGGCCCGGCGTCGGCAATACCTCGTGGGCCAACAACCAAGGCGGTAATGGCGAGTTCTTCGGCGCCGCAAAAAAACGCCGCAACGGCATCACGACAACAATGAGTGATGCGCAAGGAATATTGAGCGGACCTGTCGGCGAATATGCAGGGCCCGGCCTCGCCTATCCTGGCAATCGCCTACCGACGTTATGGCACAGCCATGAGGCAACCGGCCACACAGCCGCCTTTCCGGTCGGACTACCGAAGTTCTTTTGCCTCGCATACACCGACGCCGGCGATCTTGTCTTCGATCCGTTCGTGGGATCGGGATCAACCATTCTTGCAGCGGCCTATACGAAACGCGCTGGCGCCGGCTGTGAAATATCGCCGAGCTATTGCGACATCACCATCGCGCGCTTCCGCAATCAATTTCCCGACGAAGCTGTTGTGCTGGACGACGACGGTCGCAGCTATGATGAGGTTGCGGGCGCGCGTGCCGAAACGAACGAAAAGGAAATTGCATGAAACGTGGACCGCGCCCGGAGCCGACGCATCTCAAGCTGCTTCGCGGCAATCCGAGCCAGCACTATGCCCGTCCTGGCCGGCGCGGCGGCGTGAACCTCAACGAGCCGCAGGCCGCGCTGATTGCCGACATACCCGAGCCGCCGCCGTTTCTGATCGCCTACGCTTGTGACGAGTGGCGTATTGTAGCCGCGGAGATGTATCACCTCGGGCTGCTGGCGAAAGTCGATCTGCCAAGCCTTGCGGCCTATTGCTACAGCTATGGGCAATGGCGCACGGCGGCCGAGGCGATCGCCAGAATGGCGGCCGGCGATCCGGTGATGTCGGGTCTGATCATCAAGACAAAACGCAACGGCGAGGCGACGCAAAATCCGCTGGTGCCGATCGCGCGCAAGGCGGCGCTCGACATGGTTCGGTATGCGAGCGAGTTCGGCTTTACGCCGGCCGCGCGCAGCCGCATCGACGCCGGCCCCGGCGGCAGTGGGCCAGGCAAGTTCGACGGATTCCTGGCCGGGTAGGACATGCTCGCTCCGCAAGCAAAGCGCACGGCGCACGGTCGGCAACGCGCGAAGCGGGTTATCGATTTCATCGAGAAGCTGACGATCCCGAGCGGGACCGGTCAGGGCCAGCCGTTCAAGCTGCACGCTTTTCAGAAGCAGTTTATCCGGGATGTCTACGAGCCTCATGTTGGTCGCCGTCGCGTAGTGCGGCGCGCGATCCTCTCGATGGCGCGCAAGAACGGCAAGACTGCGCTGATCGCGACCATTGCGCTGGCGCATCTGGTCGGTCCCGAGGCTGAGCCGAACGGCGAAATCTACTCGGCCGCCAACGACCGCGACCAAGCGGCGATTGTGTTCAAGTTCGCCAAGCAGATCGTCGACCTCGAGCCCGAGCTGCAGGCAAAGGTCGAGGTGATCGCGTCGACCAAGACCATGCTGGCGCGCAAGACCGGATCGATCTATCGGGCGGTCAGTGCCGAGGCCGGCACCAAGCACGGGTATTTGCCGAGCGTGGTGATCTACGACGAGCTGGCGCAGGCCAAGAACCGCGCGCTCTACGACGTGCTCGATACCAGTTTCGGGGCGCGCGAAGAGCCGCTGTTTATAACAATCTCGACGCAGTCGAACGATCCCGAGCACATCATGTCGAAGCTGATCGATGATGGATTGTCGGGGAACGACCAGGCGATCGTCTGCCATCTGCACGCCGCGGCCGAGGGCTGCGAGCTCGACGACGAAGCGCAATGGGTGAAAGCCAATCCGGCGCTCGGCGAGTTCCGCGATCGCGAAGACCTAGTCGCCGCGGTGCGCAAGGCAATGCGCATGCCAGCGGAAGAGCCGAAGGTGCGCAACCTGTTTTTGAATCAGCGGGTGGCGCCGGTCGCCTCGCTGATCTCGCGCGCCGAGTGGATGTCATGCGTCGGGCCGGTCGAGTTGGCCGACCAGGAGGAAGTCTATCTATCGCTCGATCTCTCGAGCGTCGTCGACCTCACCGCGCTAATGGTCGGCTCGGTTTCAGACCCGCTGCGCGTGGTGCCGTATTTCTGGAAGCCGACCGATCATCTGACCGAGCATTCCAATCGCGACTTCGGTAGTGGCACGCACCGCTACCAGCAATGGGCCGAGGCCGGGCATCTGCGGCTCTGCCAGGGCAAGACGATCGATCCCGAGACGATCGCGCGGTTTATCGCCGATCTGACGGTGCGCTACCGCGTCAAAGGCCTCGCGTATGACCGGTGGCGCATCAACGATCTGTTGCGTGAATTCGATCGCGTCGGTCTGCAGGCTTACGAGGACGGCGAGAAGGGCGGCGACGGGCTGCGCCTGGTGCCGTGGGGCCAGGGCTTCAAGGACATGGGGCCGGCGATCGACGCGCTCGAGCACGCCGTGATGGAGCGCAAGCTCGTCCATCCGGGCAATCCGATCCTGAATTGGAATTTCGCCAACGCGGTCGCGGTGCTCGACCCGGCTGGCAACCGGAAATTGGACAAAGACAAGGCGAGGTTTCGCATCGACGGTGCGGTGGCGCTCGCCATGCTCGCTGGATTGCGGGCACGCGATTGCCGGGCCAAGCCGGTCGATATCGAAAGTTTGATTGGATGAAACCAACGGAGAATAAACCTATGAAGCGACTTCTTGCTGCGACCGCCGTCCTGGCGGCGCTTACCCTGCCGGCGGCTGCCAGCACCGTCCTGTTGGGCGGTCAGGCTTGGGACACTACCAATTCCGGCAGCCTGAGCCTCGGCAACGTGGTGCCGGCCGGCAATCAACCGCAGAACGCGCCGTGCGTCATCTGCGGCGCCAACCAGCCGCAGCAGCCAGCGAACTTCGGCTACAACGACTACAGCAACAACGGCAGCGTGTCCTCGATCACCGCCTTCTCCGATCAAGGCAACGGCGGCCGCAACACGCTGGCCGACAATACCTTCGCCACCGGCTACACCGTCGGCGCGGGCAGTCCGTTCCTGGCATTCCTGTTGCTCAACGGCGACACCAGCCTGGGCTTCTCGATCGGCGTGGACGTGAACGACACCAATCAGCCGCAGACGTTGAACTCGTTTTTCTTCCTCGACTTCACCACGCATACCGTGCTGGCGTCCTTTACCGGCGGCACCACCGGCAACGTGCCGTCGAAGAACAACGGCACCGGCTTCCCGGACTACTCCATCACCGGCGCGCTGCTCAATCTCAACGACGTTCATGTGGGAGATACGATTGGCTTTGTGGCGCTTATGAGCGGACTCAACGACGGCCCGGACTCGTTCTTCATCGAGGCGGCACCGGCGGCAGTCGTGACCCCATTGCCCGCGAGCCTGCCGTTCTTCGCCGCCGGTCTTGTTGGTTTGATTGGTCTGGTGCGCAGGAGGAAGTCCAACCGGATCGCGTAGGCTGACGTTGCTTCCCGCTCCGTCAGCTCACAGGCCCGCCGGGATGATACCGCCATCCATCGGCATCCCGCCCGGTGGGCCACCATGACTAGACAGCCATGATTCCTCGGGATGCCGGGGCGAAGGCTTGGCACCATTTCTACAGCACCAGTTATTGGTTGCGTCGGCGGCAGTTGCAGTTGACCGCGCATCCGCTCTGTAAATTCTGCACTGACCGCGGCGCGGTCACCCGCGCAACCGTGGTCGATCACGTCAAGCCGCACCGCGGCGATTGGAATAAATTCTGTCTCGGCGAGTTGCAATCGCTCTGCGCGAGCTGTCACGACCGCTGCAAACGCTTCATCGAAACCCGCGGCCACAGCATCGAAGTCGGCGACGACGGCTGGCCGATAGACCCCAATCATCCGGCGAACAGGAGTTGAGCCATGGCGCTTGCAATTGTGGATGGGCCGACCATTAAGGCCGGCGAGTCGCTTTCCGACGGCGCCGACTGCTCGGGCGGAACCATCGTGCGGATCACGATCCCGCAAGAATTCACGCCGGCCAATCTGACGTTCGAGGTTTCGAGCGACGGCAACCTCTACAACGCTCTGTTTACGGCGGACGGCGGCGAGGTCACGGTCGCGGCTCGTCCGAGCACCGGCATCGTGGTTTCAGAGCGATGGACGAAGTCGATCGGCTTCATCAAATTCCGCTCAGGCTCGCGCAGCCATCCGGTCGCGCAAGCCGTGGACTGCAAATTCGCGATTGCTGTCGAAACCAGCCCGGCGGCGTAATTGGAAATGAGGAGGCCTGCCATGGGTATGCGCCAGCGCCAAGGCGATCTCTATCCCGATCTCGACGAATCCTACATCGATTTCATGAGCCGTTGCGGCGACGAGCTCGGCGACCAGGATGTCTGCCAATTGATCTGGGAGGACGCCTGGGATGAGGACAAGGGCGCCGCCAGGGACATCTGCTTCAAGACCCACGCCGGCCAGGTCAACGGGCTGGAGTTCGTGCTGTCGGACGAAACGCCCGACCGCATGGACGATGTCATCATGGCGGATTCCTGGGATCTGGCGTCGTTCCAGAAAAACCCGATTGCGCTGTTCAATCACAACAGCAACGCGCCGATCGGCAAGTGGACGCGCGTTCGCGTCGTCGACAAGCAGTTGCGCGGCCACCTCGAGCTCGCGCCGGCCGGCACCAGCGATCGCATCGACGAAATCCGCAAGCTGATCGACGCCGGCATCCTGCGCGCCGTCAGCGTCGGCTTCCGCCCAAAGGAATCCAAGCCGCGGCCGGAATCCGATTACGGCGTGTTCTTCACCAAGGCTGAATTGGTCGAGACCAGCCTGGTCTCGGTGCCGGCAAACCCGAATGCGCTGGCCATCGCCAAGTCGCTCAAGATTTCGCCCACGACCATCGATCTCGTGTTCGCCGGGAAAGGCAAAGGACGCGGGATCGCACGGCGCGGGCTCACCGGCGGGCAAGCCGATACGCGATCACACTCAAGAAAGGGCGCGACCATGTCGCTCGCTCAGAAGATCAAAGAGAGAGAAAATCTGATTCTCGAAAAAACCAGCAAGCTCGATGCGCTGCACGATGCCGTCGGCGACGGCGACTATCCCAACGACCTGCTCGAGACGGTGCAAAAGGCAAACGCCGAGATTGCACACGACAAGGAAATCCTGGCGACGCTGCGTGATAGCGAGCGCAATCTTGCGATCACCAGTGATGACGGTGGCCGCGCGGTGGTGACGAGCAAGGGCAATGGCAATGGCGGCTACAGCGCAGCGCAACTGCCGGCGAGACCGTTCGGCCTCGAGCGGAAAAAGCTCGATCCGATCGGCCTGTTTTGCCGTGCCGGCGCCTTGAGCCTGCTGGCCCATCACGAACGAAAGCCGGTGCAGGAGGTTACCCGCGCCATCTTCGGCGACGACGAACCGCTCAAGGCCGTGGTCGACTGGCAGACCAAGGCGGCCTCGGCCGCCGCCATGACCACCGTTACCGGATGGGCGAAGGAACTGGCGGTCCAGGTCAACGTCGACTTCATGGAGATCCTGATGGCGGCCTCGGTATTCGGGCCTCTGTCGGGAATGGGTATGTCGTTGAGTTTCGGCCGCAATGCAAAATTGATCATCCCGACGCGGTCGCGGACGCCAACGATAGCCGGATCGTTCGTCGGCGAAGGGTTGCCGATCCCGGTTCGCCAGGGAGCATTCACCTCGATCTCGCTCACGCCGATGAAAATGGCGGTCATCACCACCTGGACGCGGGAACTCAACGATCATTCGATCCCGGCGATCGAGGGGCTGTTGCGCGATGCCATCGTCTACGACACCTCGGTCGCGACCGACGCCGTCCTGCTCGACGCCAACCCGGCGACGACTGTCCGGCCGGCCGGCATCTTGAATGGCGTCGCCGGATTGACGCCGACCGCCGGCGGCGGCTTCACCGCGCTCACCGGCGACATCAAGCAACTGTCGGGGGCGCTGCTGACCGGAACGCTCGGCAACGTGCGCAAGCCGGTCTGGTTGCTCAACCCGCAACAGGTCAACAGCGCATCGTTCGCCATCGCCACCGGCGCAGGCGTGTTCCCGTACCGCGACGAGATCGGCCAAGGCCGCCTCGGCGGCTGGCCGTTCATCCAGTCCGGCACGGTGCCGGCGGGCACGGTCATCGTCATCGACGCCGCCGACTTCGTCAGCGTCACCGGCGACGGCCCGCGGTTCGAGATCAGCGACCAGGCCACGTTGCATTTCGAGGACACGACGCCGCTCGACATCAGCACGTCGGGCTCGCCGAACGTTGTCGCTGCGCCGGTCAAGAGCATGTTCCAGACCGACATGCTGGCCTTGCGGCTGATCCTGCCGTTGACCTGGGCGATCCGCCGCACTGGCACCATTGCTTGGCTAACCGGCGTCACTTGGTAGTCTGAACTTTCCAACAACTGAAGGAGGTCCACCGTGACCGATACCGAACAGACGGCGGCCGCGAAAAAGAAGCTCGCCGACGAGCGCGCGGCCCGCGACAAGGCAAACGAGCAGCAGGCCAAAACGGCTGGTGCAACCAAGCCGACGCCGACGCAGGAAGAAAATGACATGGCCGCGATGGGCGTCCACGTCCTCGAGCACGAGCCTGACGGCAGCCCGGACCCGAATGAGGCGCAGACCAAGCAGGCCGAGGCCGGCAAACGCGGCAATTATCAAACAAGGACTGCGACACCGTCGACATGAACGTTCGCGGGTTTCTGGCCCGCGTCGCGGGCCAGCTCATCGGCAAGGGTGAAGGCGATTACCGGCCAGGCCCTTATTATTTGCCTGTGACCGGCGGGTGGTTGCCCGCCGGCGTTGCCGACAACTGGTGGCAGCAGGGCTACACGCCGGCCAGCCTCGGCACCCAATCGGCCATGGTCGAGGCCTGCGTCTCGGCCTACGCCCAGACCGTGGCCATGTGTCCCGGCGATCATTGGCGGCTCAACGGCAAAGGCGGACGGGAGCGCGTCAAGTCATCGGCGCTCTCGCGTTTGCTGCGCCATCCGAATGACTATCAGTCGATCTCCGACTTTCTGCTCAACGCAACGCGCTCGCTCTACCTCGAGGGCAACACCTATGCGCTCGCGCTGCGCAATTCGCGATTCGAGATCGACGAGCTGCATCTGATGGACCCGCTGATGTCGCATCCGCGGCTCGCCGACAATGGCGAGATTTTCTATCAGCTGCACGGCAACCAGGTGATCGAGAAACGGCTCGGAGGCGAGCCGCTGATCGTGCCGCAGCGCGACGTGCTACACATCCGGCTGCACACGGTGCGGCATCGCTGGCCGGTGCCGTTGATCGGCGAAAGTCCGATCGTCGCGGCCTATAGCGATATCGGCGTCAATAGCGCGATCGCGCGGCAGCAGCTTGGATATTACCTCAACGAGGCGCGGCCGTCGGCGGTGCTCTCGACCGACCTGACGCTCGACAAGGACCAGCTCCAGGCGCTGCGCGACCGCTGGAACGAGCAGGCCAAGGGTCTGCACCAGG